TTAACGAAATAATAGATTGGATAAATTCTCAATGATAGACGCAATAGATACATTAAAAACAACAGGAACAGGAGTAGGTGGATGGTGGCTTTCAGTAAGTGGATGGTTACCTGATATAGTAAGCCTATTAGTAGGGATAGCAACATTAGTATATCTTGTCCTGAAAATAGCAAAGGAATTAAAATAAGGAGATAATATGGCTAAAGTGGACAAAGGAGTAGTCAAAAGAGTAATAGTGACCCCAGATAAGCATTTCCCTCTGCATGATCAGAAGGCTATAAATTGTTTAAAAAGAACAATAGAAATAGTGAAGCCTGATGCGTATGTAGATCTAGGAGATGTGGGTGAGTTTCATGCGTTTTCTGCGTGGAGATTTAAAAGAAAGCAGAAACCACCTTTAGAGTATTTAATAGATGACTTTAATAAAGATGTCAAAGATGTTAATGAAGGGATGGATCAGATAGATGAATCTTTAGATAAAGCCAAATGTAAAGAGAAACATATTACAGAAGGTAATCATGATAACTGGTTAAATATGTGTGTAGAGGCATATCCATATTTACCACAATTTAAATTTGCCAATGCTGTTAAGCTAAAAGAAAGAGGATATAAATATCACTCGTTTGGTAAGCACCTTAAGATAGGTAAGCTTTACTTTTATCATGGTCACCAGTATGGTGGTCAATATCACACAGCAAATCATCTTAGGAAACTAGGATGTAATATAATGTACGGGCATTGGCATGATTTACAGCACATGACGGCAACTCATATGGATGGGCCTAAAGCAGCTTGGAGTATAGGATGCTTAAAAGATATGGGTACAGAGGCTAATTCATGGCTTGACAACAGAAATATCAACTGGGCTCATGCTTTTGCAATAGTTGATTATTATAAGAATGGTTTATTCACTGTTCATATAATACAAATAATAGATGGTAGAACCTCTCTTTGGGGTGAATTGATTGAGGGATAATGGACAATATTGTAGAAATAATAGAAAGAGTTGGAGTGCCAATCACAATGTGTATGGCATTCGGATATTTCATATGGAAGCAAAATCAGTTCATACAGAACGAATTACAGAGAGAGATGAGGGAATCATTCGGTAGATTGGAAGGTATCGTTATAGGGCTAATTAACGCCCTTAAAAAGCATACTATCGATGTAAAAGAAATAAAGGCAAGTTATGCCTCACTTGTTGGTATATTAGAACGGTTAATTGGAAAGGGAAAATGATGATTTCAAGTATGTTAACGAAAGCAATAGTCAGTTTAATAGCAAAACAATTCAAACTAGAGAAGATCCTTGCATATGTAGAAGACCCTAATGATGCAGATAAAAGAATTGATGAGCTAGAGCTAGATGTATTTGCTTTAAAGAGGACAATTAAAAGCCTAGATATGGGGTGTAATTGTAATTGTAAAGCGAAACCTAAACCAAAAAGGAGAGTTAAGAAATGAATGAAATGATAAAGAAAGTCATTATTGAACATTTGTTTAATGAAGAAATGAAAGCAAATGTAATAAAGTCTTTAAATGAAAATATTGATGTACCATTTATAGGTGAAAAGACTGAAGCTAAGATATTAGATGCTTTATATTCATCTGTAGAGGAAGTATTAAAAGATGCAATCAATAAGTCGTAAAATAGATTATAATTGGGAGAGGGACTACACCGCTCCTCCTTGGTTTTCTCAGCATGTATGCTGCGATAGTTCGCTTACTGTTGTGTATACCTCTCCCGATAAATTAGAGGAAAAAAATGCCTAAGCAGCTTTATAAAATAACCCAGTTTCATGGGGGCTTAAATAGTAATGCAGATCCTAGAGATATAGCTGAAAATGAATTAGCAAAAGCTGATGGAATTATGGTAGATAATCTTGGAAAAATTCGTGCAATGGGCTCAACATCAGAATCTGGAATGCCTAGTGATCCTTCTGTTCTTACCAATGCGGGGCATGGACTTTTTACATTTAGTCATGACAGAGATAAGGCTCAAGATGGGACTGGGACGGCCAGCACTGCGAATCCAATAAGAACAGATTACTTAGCAATTGCTGATACGGGCAGTGATGCGCAAATTGATATCTATAGTTCTAATTCTTCAGGAACTGATTGGGGACAGGGAGCTATAGATTTAGGTACTGATTCAAGTATGCAGCCTGTTTATTATGCAGTAGATGGTAATTTACGTGTTCATGAGGGGGACTTTTCTTTAAGCAACAATGAAAGCAAGTGGCTTGGATATGTCAATCGAGATCCTTGGATTAAATGTACAACTGGAACTACTACAGCCCAAAGTACTAATTCATGGAGGCAGACTGGAGCTCTATCATCAGAGGGCTCTACATGGGCTGTTGTAAATGAAGCTTATTCAGCAAATCCAGGTACAGCATCTAATTACCCAACTGGTGCAGATGTAGTAGAGATTACTAGTGGATTTTCGGGGAGCGGCTCTATTACTGGTAGTTATAATATTGGAGTATCAACAATTTATGATGGCACGCAAGAAACTGGAATATATAAACTGCCAACTGCTGGCGGAGATGGTGTTCTAGCAGCTTCAAGCCGTGAGCATGTTAATTGCATAGCTACAATTAGAGCAAATGGAGATGGTGGAAGTAGTCATACATGGGCTGCTACAAAAGAAAGGATTACAGGTTTCAATATTTATTATAAAGATAACGAAACTGAAATATGGTATAAAAACTTTCATATAAGTATGGAGTCAGGGATTGTAAATAATTTTGGAAGATCTTTTTCTGGAATGGGGGTTCCAACAGGCTGGGTTAATAGTGATGGAACTTTAGGCACTACTTATCTATATAGCTCTGCATCCCAGGTTTATTCGGAAGCAATACCATTTTCTGTAAGCGCTGGCTATCCACAGGATACATTTACTACAGACTTTAAAATGAAAGCGGCTGTAGTTGCAAATAGAAGGGTATATGCAGGCAATGTAAAATATACTGATTCACTTGGGAATACAGTAATCAAAGGAGATGCTGTTGTAAAATCTCCTGTTAATTGTTTTGATATATTTCCTTCAGGCAATGTTTTAGAAGCATCTGTAAATGATGGTGATGATATAATCGCCTTAGCATCTTATGCAGATAGACTTTTAATATTTAAAAGAAGAAAAATGGAATTAATGAATATATCTCAGGAAATGGAATTTGTAGAAGATACATTTCACTATAAAGGGGTTCTTGTCCCATCATCTGTTTGCACTACAGATTTCGGTATTGCATGGGCAAATCAATATGGATGCTATTTATATGATGGGCAAAAGGTAAGCAATCTCATTGAAAAAAATGGGAGAAATATTGTAGACGATATTACTTGGGGAAATTTTGCAAATGGTGCGGTTATGGTGGGGTTTCTTCCAAAGAAAAGACAATTAATTGTTAAAAGAAATAGTTCAAATTCATCAGATGCAGGAGATATATATTTATTTGACATAGTCACTAGAAGCTGGACATTTTGCTCTGATAAAGTTCCAAGTGCCGATTCTACAGCTATAACAACTAATTTTGCAGTAGATTGGAATGGAGATTTGATTCTTGGATATCAGCCTGATGGCAGTAGTGGTGGCACTATTGTGAAATGGGATGATTCAAGCGTATCTCAGAGTATTGATATTGAAACTAAAGATTTTGATTTTGGACAATCAGGGCAGCGTAAGAATATATATAAAGTATATATAAGCTATACTGGAGGTAGTGGGCAAAATTGTAATGTTCAATATAAAAAAAATGGATCTGGAAGTTGGCTAGAATTTAATGCTGATCTAACTGATACAACGGGAAACCAAGTAGAGGCAGAACTTGCTCCAAGCGCATCTATAACTAATATTAAAAGCTTGCAATTAAAAATTTCTGGCACGTGTGCATCTACTTTTGAATTAAATGATTTATCAATAGTATTTAGATTAAAGAAGGCATTGTAATATGGGGATGTCAAGAGGAGAAAGAAATGCATTACATAAAAAGCAAGAAAGAGCTTTAACTGGCACAGGGGTTCCAAGTATGGATGAGTTAGTAGAAGGTGTTCCAGTATTAAGGTCTACAGCTGAGGGTCTAGTAGAATATGTACGATACAATAGTACATTATATAAAAAAGTATTTGATAAGGGGTAATATTATGAGTAAAGCA